GATTGTAGTGTCTTTATTGGCTTGGTTTACTATGACTCTGTTATCTATCGTTGTTGCGTTTAATGAAGCTATACTATTGTAATTCTCCGTAAAGTTACCGTTTAATTTTGCAGTGTAATCCCACGGGGTATCACCCAACCTGTCGTTAGGGGCTAAAGAATTAGGGTTTAATATTTGTTGTGCCATTATGCGATCACCTTATCCATTGTGAACTCTGTCGAATCCATAGTAAAACCCTCTGTGTCCATTGTGAACTCAGGTAGGCCATTAAATTGTTGCTGTAAAAATTGAAGTTGCGTTGATGCGTTGGGGTAATGTGAGTCCTGAAGCTCAATTATATCTTCTTTGTTTTCTATAATGATAACTTCTAAGCTATCAACTTCACCCGCTATGTAAACAGAGTCCTGCAATATGCCCTGATAATCCTTTAACAGCAATTCAGGGAAGTCAGACAATTCCTTAAGCTGACTGTAACTTAATACAGCACGTCTTGTTACTGCGTTTCTAGGTGTTGCCATTATGTGGCCTGTATATCAAGACGGCAAAATGCCATTCTCGACCTTGATGCTGTTCTAACTTTAAATGAGGCACTATTCCTTACATAACCTAAACGCCTAACTTCAAAATTTTGATTGTAATCTAAGTTGGCCCCGTATTCGTCAGTCCATTCCTTACCGTGAGTACGCAAGTTTTCAGAACGTGAAATAAACACAGTTGCGTCATGGCTCGGCGCTATACCTGGTATTGTTTCAAATCTGATACGGTCAACACTTAAACCCTCCATATCAATTACAGGCGTATACAATAAACCGCTAACTAACTCGCCGTAATGCGTGCAGGAAGAGTCATCCAAGAAACCAATGCGCCCGTCTAACTTATCACCTATACACCATTTACTAAATCGTGGATCATAAGTCATATCCTTGCCGCGATAGTTGCCGCAAGTTAAGCCTGTGCTGATAATTGACCATGCTAGGTTGATGCCAAACGATTTAGCTACAGTTTCATTGTAAGCTAGTGTTTCATTAGGTAGGTGGGCAATCATCCATGTAACACCGTCCTTGGTGAATACCTCGATAACAGCCCTTGATAACTCACCCCCTGAGTATTTAGCTAGCACCTTTTCGATTTCTCGCGTAGTGATCGACTCTGACGAACCTGATTGAATAATAGTAAACTGATACTGTGTATTAGCTCGGCGTGTTAGTGCGTACCACTTTTCTTTGTATTCAGCTTTAGCATGAGTACCTGCAATACCAGACTTGACCGCTTTTAGTTGTATGCGTTGGTATGAGAAATTGTCAGCACCAGCATTAACAAAATACTCTGTCGTTAATTCATTGAACGCGATTAATTCATTATCATCATTAAGGCCAACACCCCAAATTTTATCAGGTTGAAAGTCTGAACCAATAAAGTCTAAAGGCTCATAAGCCTCTTCGTCTAACTCGCTTGATTGAAACAAGAATTCGCCATCAGTCAAAATAAACCTAAAATCAGCCCATACGATATCTATGGGACTTCCGATAGTGTCATCGGTTATCTGCCTAAAGCCGTCAGTAGGGTTGTAATAATACAACTTGCCACTTGCGACAATAGCTAGATTATTAAGTGAGTACGTCATTGATACTTGGTCAGTGCCAGGAATACTACCTAATACCGTTATCGATTGATTGTCCTCAACCTTAATTAACTGTTGACCTAATACTCGATATTGACCTTCCAACCCAACACGCGCAACCCATATAGAGCCACGGCTAACCCCTTCGCCTTGAGCAAAGCCTGATAGGCCGTAGTAGTTAAGCATGTAACCCTGTTCGCCGTAAATATCACGCAACACAGCGTAATAGTTAACCGGTAAAGCATCACGGTAATCAGTATTGTTATCGGCTTTATCGCCTTTTATAAACGGAATACTTGGCACAATAAATCCTTATGGATAGTAGTTGTTTTTACACTCGGTCACGTTATAGATAACCTTTTTAGATTCAACATTACCGCGCTCATCAGTAGCCTTTGCACATACAGTAAATTGCCCTGTCGTAGTAAAGCTAACTGTAACGCTTGACGTTTCATCTTCAAACGATCCATTAGTTAACGTAACGCCTGCACTAATTTCATACTCTACCGCATCAATACATGATTCATTAGATAGCCATTGAGTCCAATTATTATCCCACTGAAAAACGTCAGTTAAATATTTATTGATAGCACCATCGTCATTAGTATTTTCAGGGTAGAATTTAGCACTGCGATAATCTTGTTCATTACCAGAACCAATAGGTAAAGTACCAGGTAATTGCATAGGCTCAACATTAACGAGTATCTGCTCAAGCGCACGTAGCCCTTTATCTGCATTCATCTTTAATGAGATAGGAACTTGTTTACCAAAAAGATCAACCAACTCCATAGCCAGTAACTTTTTAAATGGGCCAGCCGTTTGTGCTGTTAATCCTGACAATGCAGTCGGGTCTGTTGTGCCGTACTCTAAAGGCTGTATATAACCTAGATTTAAAGTAGCCGATAACTCACCTGCTAAGTCGTCAGCGACCTGTAGCCCTATTGTTATCTCTTCTGGTACTGCGTTTGATGTTAACCCACTAATTCTAATTAATTGGTAAGCACCATTAACTAAATCAATATATTTAGGCATCAGTTTTTACCTTTGCTTTAGGTTTAGCTTTAGGTTTTAACTTCGTATCGTGATCAACAAAACCAAGCGCTTCAAAATCTGCTTTATCTTCATCGTCGATAACGCATTGAATAATATTATCGGCGGAATTTTTAATTAACATTGTAATGTGCATTTTAGCTCCAAAAAAAAGGGACTGTTTAAAGTCCCTTAATAATAGCATTGTTTAGCGAAGTTTAAAACTTACGCTGAGCCTTCCATCTGCATACCCCATGAAGGGTTGAATGTAGCAAAAGTTGGAAGCATATCAAAGCGGTATCGATTTTTGTTACCAAGTCCATCACTAAAACGATGTACGCGAATACTTAAACCTTTGTGATTGATGATATTAGAGTCGATTGAATGCAGTTTAGGTAAAACTACTGAACCCATACCAACAAAGCCTTCACAGTAAGCAAGTGCAGGGCGTTTTTCAACAGCTCCAGCATCTAATACCGTAACAACATCACCAGACGTTAACGCCTTGCTAACTGTGTTGTATGCGCCATCAGCTTCAAAGATTGCAGCACCAGAAACCTTTACGCTTACGTTTCCTGAACCATCAGCGGTAACGTCTTCTAACACAGTAACAGTGAATGATACAGGAGCGCCAGATCTGCGAATAGCCTTGCCGTTACGCATATTTAACAGATTAGACGCTGGGAATGATAACTGTTGACCAGCTTTCAAAGTACCAACACTAACAGTTAAGCCGGTTAAAGCTAAATTCATCTGGAATGTATCCTTGTAAGCAACATAAGTTGCAGCAGGAGTTGAAGCTAAAGTTAAGCCCGTACCCGGTGAACCTGTTGTGTACTCATCAAGGTTGTTAGTGGTCATCACTTGATTTAAACCAGCAAAACCAGTTTTAACAACTGCTTCATTCCATGCTTGGTTTACTTCAGGATTAACGCCTAACTGAGTTTGTAAATCAGCTAATACAGTTTCATCAAAAGAGTTGATCGCTGCATACTTCTTACCAGCAGGAGCGCCAATTTCTTTGAACAATGCGCCAGCGTTAGCAATATCCGACCACTTGTTAATAGCGGTACCAGCTGTACCTGAATGTAACTGAGCTGCACGCGTCATGTATTGAGCTAATTCTGACTCACAAGTGATTATCATATCTTCAGCGATAGGAGCTAATAGTGCATCTAGTTGATCAGTCTCAAGGGCTTCTTCTACCTGTGAGTTTTCAACAAATACAGTGATATAACCGTTATCAGATACTTGACCGAAAACAGAACCAACTTGAACAGGGTTAGCTGTAACTGAGGTTAAATCGCCAGAGGCGGAACGTGTTGGCTTATATTGAGTTGGACGCTTCATTTTAACAGGCGTAGCGCCTGAGCCAGTTGATGCGTCAATATCATAAACAAGCTGCTTAGATACTGTGTTTAAAAGTACAGTGCTTGACTCTGCGCCTTTAATAAAAGCTCTGAGTAGTTTTTCGTTTGTATTGCTTTGGTAATTGTTAGACATTTTAGTCTTCCTTTAGGATTAAATTATTTCTGCGCCGGGGTACTTCTTATCGAAGTCATCAACCGCGACATACCCACCACCACCCTGGACTTCAGGAATTGGATCGGGCGCGCCAGATACTTTACGAGTTTGCGACAAAGCTTTCGGCCTAATCTCAGTGGCAATGCGTATACCAGCAGATACAGGATCTAAACTTAGTATTTCGTGCATTTCAGCAGGGTTATCATTTAGATACTCCACCAATTTAGCGCCGTTTTGGTCATTAATTAAATATTGACCAAGTTGATCGCTAAGACCATTTTGTTTAAGCACTTGTTCAGCTAAAGCTAATTTATCAAGGTTTACACCGTCACGCGTTGCGTTCTTAGCATAAGTATCGACAGTAGCCTGGTGTTGAACTTGTTGGGCTTGTTGCATACTCGCTTGTTGTTGGGATTCAAATTGATTCTTTGCGGCACTTTGAGCAACAGTATTAGTATAGACTGCGCTATCAGTGTGGTATTTCCGCATAGCATCTTCATCGTATATATCTTCAGGCAATACGGGCGCTTGTATATCTTGCGCTGGTTGGATTGCAGGCGTTTGTGTAGCATATTGAGCTTTTAATGTAGCTAGCTCTTGTTCTGCCTCGTTTGCTCTGCGTTCCTCTTTGTATCGTTTCGCCGTCAAGTCATTAATACGACCTTGAACACCATTTGTTTTTTGTTCGTGATTGTCTTCACTAGCTGGAGATGATTCAGCGATAATTTCAGGTTGTGTTACTTCTTCGGTGGTCGGGTTATCACTAACCACAGCAGGCATAATTATACCCTCGTTATTTTCATCTGACATTTTAAGCATCCTATAAGGAAGAATTTAAGCCTCTACTTAAGGTGTAGAGTTAACCTTATAAGTATTTTACAACTAATTCAGCTTACTAGCAAATAACTGTTATTAATTCGTTTATATAGGTGATTACCGTATATTATTCGGTGGTGAATTTTAGGCAATAAAAAACGCCAGTTAAGGCGCTTTATTACTAGTCATCTTCACGGATAACAATATTTAACTCTTTCAACTCTTCAGATTGCCACCCGTAATCTCTAGGTCCTTCATCACAGTATTCGTCTAACGCATCTAAAAGCTTTTTATACTGACTACCTGTTAGTTTTATTACCTTCATATTACTCACTCCCCTTAATTTGTTTTTCTAGTAACTCAGGATTCTGGTGAATGTTGCCGATGACAATAAAACCATGCTTAGATATTGATTCAGGCGTAAACTTATAACCCTGTCCGCCACCGCTACTACCTTGCGTGTGCATTCTATTCATGCAAAAACCTATATTTTGACCTCCTATGCACTCATTATCATGATAGAAAACCTCAAAGCAATTATATGTAGTTTCTTCAAAGCCACATTTAGCAGGAATTCTAAGGAGATCCCCCTCATAAATATCCACGCCATGTTCATCGGTTAAGCCTGTGAATTGACCAAGTGTTTTAGGGTTTATCAATATGTTATACATCTCATCAGGTGCGTTTTTACTTTCTTTCAATATCGCGTGGTAATCCTTATTGTCCGTAACGTAACTCCCATGCTGAAAGCCGTGCTTGTATTGCTGCGCTCTAAACTTAATCACTCTCATTCATCTTCTACCTTAATTTGTTTTGATACTTCACAATAAACTATGCCGTCAATCACTACACAGTTGCGCTTTAGCCATCTTCTAGCCTGCGACTCGCTAACGTCTTGCGTTCTAGCGAATGCGCTTGTATTGCCGTTATGGTTGGACTCTATACGGTCATTTAATGGTATTGGCTCTTCTTTTTCAACAAAGTCACGCAATGCTATTTGTGCATCGTGTAAGGTTTCTTTATCCCAATGATCAGCAGGCTGTAACGTGTCAGTATTATGAATGTCACGCATGGTATTAAGTTCATCAATCGCCATGTTTAACTCATACATTAAGTCGTGTACTGTTTCGCGCATACTCATTATTTATACCTATTTAGTGCGTGTTCGTCATTTGAAGGATCTTCGCTTGGATTCCACCCTTTAAGTGGTGGTTCGATTCTTACGAAACGGGGTTTATTAATACCTTTAGATCCAATCATATCGACCACGGTAGAAAGTGATTCTAAATCCCTTTTCTGCGCTAAATCAATAACGTAATCAACTGCATTGCCATTAAGGTTAAATCGCTTTAATAGCTCGCGCATCCCCATCATAAGCCCAAACCTTTCGTTGGCTAGCTTGCAGCATTCCTCACTGTGCTTAGTTCTTTCTTTGTTCAGTCCCATACTATGCCCCACAAGAAAGCCCCGAAGGGCTATTTAATATTAAGTTAATTGTTTATTAGCCCATTTAATTGCCATTTTTTCGCTTTTGTATTCTTTAGAATCTAATACTTGTTGCTCGCCTTGGTAAACATCGCAGTACATACAAGTGAATGTGCCTTCACGCTGTGTAATGTTAACTACTTTTGAACCTGATTTATTAGATAATGTTTTCATTTTAGTTATTCCGTTGCGTTGTTGATGAAGTAATAATAGCACACTATCGTACGGAGTCAATCAAT